AAAATGAAGAGGAACTATTAATATTGATTGATGTAAATGGTTTCAGTCCTTTTTCTTTTTCTTTTTCAGTTTGTAGATAAAATTCTAAAGATACTTTTTTTGCCCAAGCTTCACACTGTTCATATTCTTGAATAGGATTTCCAATATCAGCAGCATGAAGAAATATTTTTCCCAATATATATTGGTCATCAAGAGAAAGAGTCTCAATATTAAATCCCGTTTTTTCTTTGGTTTTCATAATTTCAAGAATAGATTTGTGGTTTGCCATATCTGTTCCTAAAATACAATTAATTATTGTTTTTCTACAAATAATAAATTCGTCGTGAGTATAATTTTGAAAAAGATTATTTTTTTTAATAAGTTCAAATGCTAAATGACAGTGATATTGTTCTAGAACACTTAAGTCATTATATCTACAAGCTAAATCTGAGCAAGTATTAATTTCAAATAAATTATTATTACCTGGGTGTCCAATATCATGAACTAGTGCGCTAATTAGAATTGAAAACAATACATCTGGATTAAGTTTATCAAATAGGTCACATTGGTCAAGTAAGACATATGTAGTATGTAATATATGCGTTGCGTGATAAAAGTTGTGATATGATACATTATTATAATTATCACATACATCTTTTATAAATCCTTTAAGACAAATAGAATTAACCTTTTGATAGTCCATAATTTCAAAGAATGTCTTAAAAATAAAGCATACAATATTTCTAAGAATGAATGTATCATCAATCTTGAGTACATTAAATTTAATTGTAAAAATATTCTCAGGAATAATGATAAATTTATTTAATAGGTCTGAATAATCATTTTTAGATAATTCATGAACAGAATTCACTAATGATACTTCATTACAAGAAGGTGAGCTGGATTTTTGTCTAGAAGTATATACAGGCGATACAGATTTAAACGATTCCATTGTAGTAATTATATGTATATGAATATAATTGAATATATTTAAGTATGATTTGATTTCAATTTTTTTTAACCCTTATACCTAAATACCTAAATACCTAAATTCCCAAATCTCCAAATTAATTAAGTTTAATAATACATTATTTTAAAATCAAATATAATAATGTATACTACGTGGAAATGGAGTACAGGGGAAGCTTACTATAAAAGCGCCAGACCAGAAAAAAATGAACAACAGCAACAACAAGATGTAGGTTATGATTCGCAAATAAACGCAATCAATCAATCTTTAGCAGATGATTCATTTTTTAATCAAGATTCTGACCTAATAAATATAACCAATTCTATGTTTTCAAGAAATCAAAATTCTAGTGGAACAAGACGTGAAGATTTAGACACGAAAATAGCAGATCGTGAAATGATTTCTCAAAGAGGCGTAAATCCGTTTTTACAAACAAGTTATGTAAATGATGTACTTGCACGTGATATGTTTTTAAAACCAATAAATACGACATTTGAGCGTTCTAAAGAGAAGTCAAAAGAAGAAACATAAAGATAAATAGTGTAAAATATATATGGTTTATTTACCGAATGAAATATTAAACATAATTTTTTCGTTTGTTCCAAGACCACAAACTAACAAATTAATGAAATATATAATTGAAGAATGTTACGAAGAAGATTACGACCCGTATTATTATGAAAATATTTATGATGATTATCGTTATAATTATACATTTAAAGAATGGTATTTTTTATATAGAAAATGGTGGGTTGTAAAAGGAAACAAGATGTACAAACATACTCCATATCCAGCGCATGTAGGAACAGATAAAACATTATATTTATTGTAAACAAGTTCTTTAAATTAAAAAATATATTATTTAATTTTTAACTTAAAGAAATATACCGGTATATTTAGATAGCCTTAACGCACATTGTGTGAAGTAATCTATTTACTAAATATGCTAAGAAAGAATTTAATAAAATGAAAATAGAATTTACTATAAACATTGTATTTACTTTCTTAATATGGGTAATCATAAAATAAGCTATTGATACTGCACTCATCAAAAACATTACACCAAATAGAATTGACAACGCATAGAAATAGACACAATACTCTCTTGGTAGAGGTCCAAAATACTGATCCATTAAAGAAACCATAATAATATTTATTTAGATATTAAATTCGTAAAATTTAAAATAATTTAATTTAGGAATAAAACTACTTAAAAAAATTCTTCAAAAACTTAAATAATGAACAATTCTAATTATACAACACAAAATGATTTATTACTTAAAAATTTGCTCTCTTTTTATAAGACAGATGATTTGGATGGAAACTATAATCCAAATAATAATTTAGATAAAATGCTAAAGATTATTACTGGAGATTCTAAAATATCTTTACGTATTGTTGATTGGTTTGCTACAAATTATGCCAAGAAATATTATACACTTTATGTTATTGAAGGAACACATGATAATGTTACCCGACGTTTTAAAGTTTACGATGATTACAAACTTAAATTAAAGGCATATTCTAAGAAACGTTTTGACCCTTTTTGTCGTTGGGATCGTATCAGTATTCCTTATACAAATGGAAAATTTATTGAAACCACTATTGGACAACTTAACTTCTTTAAATGGGCAATTGAAAATAAAGTTGTTGATTATATAGAGGAAAATTATGCTGATATTGAAAAAGATATGAATAATCGTAACAGTACGTCTAAACGCAAGGAAATTATTACTGATAACTCTAAGACCAGAAAGAAGCGCGAGGAATTATCTATTTCAGCAACAAAAAGTATCAAAAAGGAAAAAGTTGAGATTGTTGTTCAATTTCATTAAAATATATGTTCTAATAATATGAATAATATTCAAAAAAGATTCCTATTATTTTTATTTGGTTGTATTGGAACTAGAACTTTGTTAGTTTATATTGCCAAAACAACTAACAAAACATTGTTAATGTTTTTAGGTTATTTGGCTTTATTACCTGCTATAGGATTTTTTTATTTATTTTTTAGCGGAACAAGAAAAACAGGTGCTGAAGTTTTTGGAGACAAAATTTGGTGGAATAATTTAAGACCAATTCATGGATTATTGTATACGTTATTTGCTTATAATGCAATAACTGGTAATCAAAATGCTTGGTTATATTTGTTAGTTGATGTTGTATTTGGATTTACTAGTTTTGTTATTTTTCATTATTATAATGGAGATTTTTACAAATTATAAATATATTATTTTAAGTTGTTCTATTATTTAAAAACTAACAATATAAATTAAATATGGGAAATACACAATCTATGAAAAAAATAAATTATGAAGATATGCAAACTGTTATAAAAAATCCTGAAATTTATTTAATTATAAATACTTTACCACCTTCTGAACAACAATGTCTTATAATTAATACTACGTTAGCAACTGAAGAGGAAGGTATAATTAATAGGTTTATGAAAGAAAATAAAAGCATTAGAATTATTATTTATGGACGAAACTGTAATGACGAAACAATTAATAAAAAATATCAACAATTATATTCATTAGGATTTTACAATATTTTTGTTTATTTGGGAGGTATGTTTGAATGGCTAATGTTACAAGATATTTATGATAAGGATTTATTTCCAACCACTAAAAAAGAATTAGACCTTTTAAAATATAAGTCAAATCAGTTATTAAGTATTGGATTGTTAGAATATTAACATTTTATTTATTTTTTTGTTAATATTTTTCCAATAACAAGTTCTTGTTCCTAATATTTTGTATCTTCAACAAAATCATAAATAGTTGTTTCTTCTTCTGAATTATCATTGTATTCTAAACCTAGATTAGATAATTGGTCTGCTCGTTTATTATCTTTTCTATAGATATGATTAAAATCTATATAATCAAAATTGGCTTTCAATTTAATTACTTCATCATAAAGGTCTGACAGATTAGGATGTTTAACCTTATATATTTTATTAATTTGATTAATTACAAGTAAACTATCTCCACATACAGAAAGTCTTTTAATACCTTGTTCTATCGCTGATTTGAGACCCAGAATCAACGCACAATATTCAGCCTCGTTATTTGTTCTTTTATTTCCAATATATTTACATGCCGCCCAATATTCAACTTCATTTTTATAAATAACAGCACCAATACCAGCTTTACCTGGATTACCTTTGCTACAACCATCAAAATACAGCACAAATTCTGTTGAAGGATATATTTTAGGCTCAGGATTTGTTGATGTTTTTATACTTGGAAGTCTAATAGTCATTTGTTTGTTGTTCATACTTATATATTTTAAGTATAATTTAAATATATTTCAATTATATTATATATGTATAATATAATGGTTCCTACAAAGCTTATAGGTCTGTTTTTGATTTTTTGTATATCTTTTTCACCCTTCATAACATGCGATACAGAATGTCCAAATGTTACTTCAATTGGAGATCGCAGAAAAGACAAAAACAGTTTACGTCTAGTTCAATATAATGTTGAATGGTTATTTATTGATTATTATTCAGGAATGGATTGTCCAGGAAACGGATGTACTTGGCATTCTGTATCAGATGCTCAAACACATATGTCTTATGTTGCAAACACAATTAAAACATTACAACCAGATATTATTAATTTTTGTGAAGTAGAAGGATGTGATGAATTAAATATGTTAAAAGAACAATTGGATTCTACATATAACCCATATTTAAAGAAAGGAACTGATACAGGAACAGGACAAAATGTAGGAATGTTAACAAGGGTTGACCCGCTTGTTAGTTTGTATCGTAGCGAAGAGAAGGTTGCATATCCTATCTCTGGAACAAAATGTGGAACAACAACAGCTTCTGGAACTTCGGGAGTCTCAAAACACTATATTACTGAGTTCAAAATTGCTTCTATGAATGTAGCTATGATTGGAGCGCATTTATTGGCTATACCAACAGACCCATCTAGATGTGTTCAAAGAGAGGCTCAAGCTCAAGTTCTCCAAAATATTGTTAGTTCATATGTTCAAAAGGGATATGAAGTTATATTGATTGGAGATATGAATGATTATGATGCGGAAGTATTAGATTTAAATTCTGATAAGCCAACCTCTCGTGTATTAGATATAATGAAAGGATTAGATGGACAGAAAAAAGGAACATATAAACTAACAAATGTTGCGACAAAAATTGCTCAATCTGAGAGGTATAGTGATTGGTGGGATTCTGACAATAATTGTAATACAACTTCACAAAAAGACCTATCAATGATTGATCATGTATTAGTAACATCTGGTATTAATAAGAAAATAACAAACGCTTATATTTATCATGGTTACAAGGAATATTGTGGAAAATGGGATTCAGACCATTGGC